GTACGGGTCATCTCAGTTCCTAAGACACAAAAGACACCCAGAATCATCGCGGTGGAACCTACTGCTATGCAGTATGCACAGCAGGGTATCCTCGAGGCGATTCTGGAGGCACGTTTCTCAGGTCAAGTTCGAAAGAACTCTCCCTGGGTTGCGTCCATGTTCAGAGTCGAGGACCAGGGACTAAACCAGTCCATGGCACTCGAGGGATCGCTGAAAGGCAATCTCGCAACACTCGATCTGAGTGAAGCATCTGATCGTGTCTCTAATCAGCTCGTACGAGGTCTATTGCGCAACCACCCACATTTGCATCGGGCGGTTGACGCTTCCAGATCTCGGAAGGCTGATGTTCCTGGCCATTCTATCGTACGCTTGGCCAAGTTCGCGTCTATGGGTTCAGCTCTCACTTTTCCCATTGAGATGATGGTATTTTATACTATCATCTACCTTGGGATTTCGCGGGAGCTCAAGACACCCCTTGATCGCCGCGCTGTTAAACAGCTCAGCGATAAGGTGCGCGTCTTCGGGGACGATATTATCGTTCCCGTTGACTACGTGCGTTCCGTTGTAGGTGCGCTACAGACTTTTGGGTCTGTAGTTAACACCGGCAAGTCCTTCTGGACCGGTAGGTTCAGAGAGTCTTGCGGTAAGGAGTACTACGCGGGCGAGGACGTTAGTATAGTCCGAGTCCGCCAAATGCTCCCTACACAACGGAAGGACGCAACCGGGGTCATTTCAGTTGTTAGTCTCAGGAACCAGCTATACCATGCTGGTTACTGGGCTACAGTGAAATGGCTAGACGAGAAAATAGAGGATGTGATTCGTCACTTTCCTACTGTCCTCCCGTCGTCTCCGGTGCTGGGTCGGCATTCGTTTCTGGGCTTCGAAACCCAGAGAATGCACGAGCACCTTCATAGTCCCCAGGTTAGGGGCTATGTGGTGTCATCACGGATTCCGTCCGATCCATTGGACGGGCCTGGTGCCTTGCTTAAGTTCTTCCTTAAACGCGGCGGACAGCCATCCGTCGACAGGAGGCACTTAGAGCGTTCTGGACGCCCTCATGCCGTCGACATCAAGCTGAGGTGGGCCTCTTCCGTTTGAGAGACCCAGGGTATTCTGGTTGTAATACCGGAATATGGG